TGATCGGTTGCACGGCAATGCTCGGCGGCGTTATCGTCTCCTGTATAGGCGAACTGATCGGCCGACTCGTTATCCTACTGCCCATCCAACCCCACCCACCTCTCACACCACCGCTCCCGCGTCGTGAGTAGCTCCAGGAAGTCCGCCTCTTCCCGGCAGCCGTCGCCCGTGAATCGCTCGCAGCGTTGACAGAGGGCGAGCAGGCGGCCCGTGGTGATCCACTCGCGCGTCGCCAGGCCGTTGGTCTGAAGCTCGGCGATTCCGTTCAGGACGACACTGGCGACGTGCATCGGACGGCCTCACCATTTGCCCTCGGGGCAGCTTTCCGTCGCGAGTTTGATTTTGTTTAGCACGGCGATCCCTTTCGAGGCGACTCGGCACCCACACTTCTTGCACCGACTGCCGACCAGATCGGGACAAGGCGCCCCGCAGTGTTCGGCGTAGATGGCCGCCACCTCGTCAGCGGTCCGCGTCGGGTAGCCGGCTTCCCGCCAGCGGAGTAACGCTTTGGCGTACTGACGCGCGTGCTCGACTGTGACGCCAAGTTTCTCGGCGGCTTCGGCGGTTGCGGCCTCGCGCTGCTTGCGGCGTTCGATCGCGGCGGGCGTGTTGGGGCAATTTCGCCGTGGTGCCTTGGAGCCGTAGTAGAGCAAGCCGCACGACGGGCAGAGGTGCCAGTTGATGGCGACGGGTTCGAAGGGGCAGTCGAGAGGGCGGTCGGTCATAGGGCGGTGACCGTGCAAGTGGCCGACCTTGTATCGCAGTGATAAAAGCCATGCTCCCTGTAGGATGCCACCTCTTCGTCGAATGTTAAGCACTCTACCGGCCACACAAACGTGCTTCTAAACTCGCAGAGCACTGCATTCGGATCCGGTCCTGAACTATCACCAAACCATTGCACCAATACGGTGACGTACCCCGGCGGACCACGATCCATTATCAGTGACAGGCCCGACGTTGTGTGATGGGTACAGAGATCAATGTCTACATTGTAACCCCAGCCACACCACTCGCCGCCAGAACCAACGCCAAAATTCCCCACCGTAAACAACCCATTCAAATTACCGCAACCCGAGGCGCTGCAATTGTACCCGTTTATGATGCCTGATATGTTGATTTCAAATTCGGCCGGGGCTAAGTCGCTCCCTTCGCCGCACGGCAGACAGCAATCCTCACAACAGTCGGCGTGGAAAGCGATAGGGCCGCCACGCGAAAACAGTAGCTTACCGTCATACCCAAACTGAATAACCATAGCTATGAGCAATCGGTCCCGGTGTGTTTAGTGATCCAGCCACTCACCGTGCCCGCGCGAAGCACGGTCACGCTGCGGGTCCTGACGTCAAGCGTCTTGCCGGTCTCATCGACTCGGAAATCGGTTACCACGTCGTAGACTTTCCCGGCCACCGGATCGACGAGAATCCATACGCCGTTGATCCTCTGGATCCGGACCATGATACCGTCTTCCGAAAGCAGGCTAGAGCCCGCCGGCCACGAAAGCGGAGCCGTTGCGGTCTCATTCTCCGTCGAGTCCTCGTCCCAGCCACCCCAGCCGCCGCCGGTTGTTTGCCAAAGGGAAACGGTAGCCGAACTGCCTGCCTCTAGATCCTCGTCGAGTTTGCCCCAGCGGTGCGCGTCGCCGCTAGCACCACCGCCACCCATCCGCACCATCGCCCATTTCGTCCCCGTGCCGCTTTCCTTCCATAAGATCCGCGCCAGCCCGCTCTCGTCCGACTCCAGTTCCGTGGCGTCGCCATCCTTCACGTCCGCATATTCGTGATCTTCGTCCGTCACATCGATCCGCACCACCGTCTGGCCCGCCAGCATCGCCTGTGCAAATGCGTTATTCGCGCACGGTGCAAGCAGGACGACGAATTTCCCCGCGTGGTCGGCGATGTCCGGCGTATCCCCGGTGAGCGCCGGGCCGGATTTGAAAGCGCTACTATTGTCGGCGTAGAGCGGGACGACTCCGCTGATTCCCAGGATATCGAAACGGGCCAAGGCGCTGCCCGACTCGTTCCGGATGAGCACAATGCCCGGCTGAAAGCGCAGCGGTTTCGACCCACTGCCGGCCTGGTGCTTCAGATGATCGACGTACGCGACGGCATCATTCACCGCGTTGTGACGCGACGCGTCCAGGATGCTCGACAATGCCGACTCGCCCGGGCTGACTCTGCGGATACTCGAACCCATTATCGGCTCCTACGCGAACGGGTCGGGCAGGCCGAGTTGGGCAAAGTTCGCCGAATATCGCGTCTGCTCGACGTAGACCCCTTTGGGCTGCGGGCATAGCTCATGGGCGTCGGTGTCTTCCTCCATCTCAGAATGGACCCACAAATACTCCCAGCCCTTCTTGTTGATCCCGGTGATGTCCCCGATCTGCCGGCCGGATACGTTGGGCTCGACGCCGAAGCTGAAGTCCAGTCGCACGACCGATTGCCCATGCGGTCCGCCCGTGACCAACTTAAGCAGGACTTCGCCCGCCGCCCAGATGCGAAACTTCGCATCGTTGTACCGGCCCTGCGTGTTGTAGAGCCGGCGGCAATAGGTCGGCGTCCACGACGTGAATGGTAAATAGAGCGTCTCCGACCAGTCGAACACGGTCATGCCGACCTCGGCACCCTCGACTACTTTATCTGCCCCGGTACCGGTGACGTTGAGCGCCTGCTTGAAGTCCGGAGCGTTTCCCGGGTACGAGCTCACCGTGCTAAGCGAGTGCGTGATATGCTGGCTTGACTCACTGATGGTGAACGACCACTCCGCTACGTCCTCGTCGGCTGCCTTTCGCAGACCATAGTTGACGTCGGCGAACCAAAGATCCTCGCCTTGCGGCTTGCAGGATATGGCGCCGCGGACCAGGTCGGCGTAGACGAGAGGGGCATAGTTCCGGACTGCGATGGCCACCGTCAAGGCGTCCGACTCGCCTCCGACAGCAAAACGGAGCGTTAGATGCGCACTGGACCCCGTCATAAACTCGCGGCTACCCAATAATTCGCGAAACTCTACCGTCATCAGGTAAACCTCAGCGCATCAAGGCCGCCCTGCGCAATAATGTCCTGGAGGGCCTTGACGGTGTCTTTCGTGTTCTTCTCAGTCTTCGCCATCGGGTTGCCAGACTGCCCGGCGTTGTAATAGGCGATCGCTTGGCCGGACGTAGACCCCTGCGCCGTGTACTCGGGCCCGGCCAGATTCTTGACGTCGGACTGCCGGGCAATGCTTTTCTCCAAGGCGAACTGCTCTTCGATCCCCGCCGGATCAATCCCCATTTGCGCCGCGTCGGAGAGCGCCCTCTTTCTGGCCAGTTCGATGTGTGCCAGTTGCCGGTCAAGGCCGTCTGTTGTTGTCGCGTCGATTCTCAGCCGGGCGGTTTCTTCCGCGATCTGTAGCTCCCGATCCTCGCGATCCTCGAAGAGTAGCTTCTGCTCGGCCTTGCGCTCCGTGGCAAACTGCTCTTGCGTCGCCGCGATCTCTGTAGCCTCCGCTTGCTGCTGCGAAGCGAAGTCGGTAACGCCCTCGGGCGCGTCTTTCCGCTCGCGTTCGTAGCGGGCCGTGATGGCCGCGATGGCACGGCGCTCCTCGTCGTCGATGTTGGCGATCTTGAGATCGTGGAGACGGCGCTCGATTTTCAGGTTGAAAGCGGCTATGGATTCGGCGTTGCCGAGAGAAGAATCGGGGACGCCGCCGCCCGGGGCGGGGCCCGACGAGCCGGTTAAGGCACCCTCCGCGCCGGCGCGGAGCATTTCCAACTCACGAATCAAGCCGCTGATCCCTGACTGCTCACCTTTTATTTTCTCGAATAGTGCGGCAATCTGTTTTGTGCGTTCCGTCCATGTCATGTAAGTGTCAGACACGGCCTGCATTTCTTTTTCCAGGTCGCGGACGTTCTTTTGCTTTTCCCGTATCTCGTCCTGTATCTGAGACTCCCGGAGCTGCCGCATTGATTCGGCAAGTTGTACGTGGGCATCGGCCAGCCCATTGATCTTGCCGGCAACGGAATCAAGCTCCAGCCCCAAGTCGCCATAACGACTGGTCAGTCCGGCGATAATCCCCTGCGCCGTTTCCATTTCGTCGCTGTTGAGTTTCTCCTTCTTGGCCAGCGCGTCGAGTTGCCCCATGCGCTTCAGGTCGCCGGCGCGTTGCTCGTCGCCAGCCTTGCGAAGCTTGGCCATTTCGTCAGACAGTTCGATCGTGCTCGACAGCAGATAGTCAAGCCCCTTGCTCAAAGCGACGGTCGCAACGGCGATACCAGCGAGGGCTGCAACCACGGGGTGAGCGAGCATCAACGTGAACGCCGTCGATACGCCCGTGGCGGCCATCGCGACGAGGCCAAGCACAGAGGCGAGCCCATTGGCCACCGCCCCAAACACGACCAGGCCGACGCCCAGCGCTCCGACACCAGCGGCCACCGCGGCGATCTTGATAATGACGTCTTTGTTCTGCTCGACCCACTTGGCCATCGCGGCCGCGTTCTTCTGAATCCAGTCGGCGAGCTTCTCCAACTCCGGCTTCAGCGCCTCACCGATTGCGATCCCTGCGCCTTCGACCGCGCTCATCATCATCCGAAACGCCCCGCCGAGCGTGTCGTCCATGATTACGGCGGTTCTTTTCGCGGTCCCCCCGGCGTTGTCGACCGCGTCGATGAGCTTCTGCATCTGATCCATCGGCCCGGCCAGGTTCAGAGCGCCACCGACGGCCCGTCTGCCGAATAACGTCTCGGCCAGGTTTATCCGTGCCCCGGTCCCCATGCTGGCCATTTTCTGGCCGACTTCGCTGAGGATGTCGCTCGTGGTACGGAGGTCCTTGTTAGCGTTGAGCGCGTCGATGCCCATTCCCTTGAGAACGGCCTGAATCTTTGGATCGGCCATCCTGAGGCCCATCGCCTGCAAGCTCGTACCGCCACGCGAACCCTTGATCTGCATATTGGCCATGATGCCCAACGACTTCGCCACCGACTCCACCGACTCACCGGCTTGGTTCATGATCGGCGTGGCGTAGGCGAACGCCTCGCCCAGCTCGCTAAGCGTCTGCGCCGAGTTACTTGCCGCAGCAGTCAACACGTCGGCCACGCGCGTAGTTTCCGAGGCGTCCAGGTTGAAACCCCGCACCGCCCCGGCTGCAATCTCGGCCGCTTCGGCCAGTTCAGTATCGGTCGCGCGGGCAAGGTTCAGGATCGCCGGAATGGCCGCCTCGATCTGGCTCGTATCAAAACCCATCCGGGCTAGACTGGTCATGCCGGCGGCGACTTGCGTCGCGGTAAACGAGGTGGTCCGGCCCAACTCTTTCGCCTGATCGGTCAGCTTTTTGAAGTCGCCAGCAAGGGCTCCCGAGATCGCCCGGACCTTGGCCATCTCATCTTCAAACGACGCAAAGACCTTTGTCGCCAACGCCATCGGCGCGGCAACCATCCCGGCCGCCATCATCATGCTCCGGCCGAGTTGTTGGGCCTTGGCTCCAAATCGCCGCAACTCCCCCTCGGCTTTCCGCAGCCCGCGCACGAGTTTGGAACTGTCGGCGTAGAGCTCGACAAAGGCGCGGCCGGCTCGAATTGATTGGCTCATTCCCATCGGTCGCTATCGCCTCTTGCCGGGGAACGTCGCCTTGAGCATTTCGATCATTGCCGCGTCCGGCGGCGGTGCCTTGGGTCGCGAAGGTGCCCACGGGTCAGTGGCCATCAAGTGTTTGGCGAGTTCCGGATTGCTGGCCATGACGATCAGGATGGTTTGGTCTCGTGCGGCTCGGCAACGGGCCTCGCCCATGCGTCTCAACTCCCGCCAGGTGAAGGGTCGGGGGTCGATGCCGAGGATTCCGGCGTACTCGTCGATAACTGTCCAGAAATCACGGCGTCTATCTCCTGATCGAATTCCGGACTCTGAACCGTCGCCGCTGCCATCTCCACCGCCTTGGCCACCTTCTCCTGCATCTTCTGGATCGCGATGGTCACTTCCGGGCGGCGGGCTTGTTGGAAAAAATCGCCCAGTGCCTCAAGGAACGCGATGTAGGCTGTATAGCTAGCGTCGCCGCTGAACCGCTCCGCGAACTCAAGGTCCGTGATGCCGCGGCTCTTGAGTTCGTCTTCGCACACGACGAAGATCACGTCGACAATAAAAGCGATGTCTAGGTGAAACCGCGTCAACGGTGCCGGGTTGCCGACCAGTGGATTGCCGAAGTCCGCGTTAAGCGATCTCTTGATCCGCCTGATCGTGCCGATCGTAATCTCGACGACCCACTTGTCGCCCTTTGCGTCGGTGAAATGAGGCACCGCATGCCTCCTCTCGGTTAAGACTCGCTGTTGTACATGTAGCCAAGCTTGAAGAGCTGCGCACCCGTCGTGTCGGCCGACGAAACGATAATCTCGTCAATGGGATTGCCGGCAAGCGGGTTGGTCATCGACGAATTCGCGTAATACAAATACGGCATATCCGCCAACAACTCTTGGGCGTCCAGAACGGCGTCACCGACGTCCTCGAAGACGACGTGTCCGCGCGCCGCGATCACTGCCGCGATGGCGACTAGCAGGTCTCCGTCAACGTCCACGTCGAGAACCGTAACGGTGCAACCGATAACCGCGTCGTCCTCGGTCGGTAGAACGGTCCCGCTGGCCCCAGTGAACGGAATCGCCGTGCCTGAGACGGTGCCGACCGTCGCGCCGTAGGCCACGCCGGCGGTAAAGTAGATGTCGATGATGTCGCCGGTGTCGATTTCGTGGTCGGCCTCGGTCGCCGTGATCTCCCCATCCGTGTCGTTCGTTCGCGTGGTCAACGCACCGGCCCACGCCTGGTTGAGCGCGACATTTTGGGACCCGCCGCCAGTCGCGGCCAGGGCGGTGGACGACTGGATCGTAATGCCGCCGAGCGACACCGTAAGCTGGATTGTTCCTGCCAAAGTCATGAGTTTTTATCTCCTGTGCGGATGTGTGAAATTCCGAGGTCAGACCTACGCCCAGGCCGGATCACGTTCCTCGTCTGTCGGCTTGGCGGTAATTTGCCAGGTCTGCTTATCCTTGAGCGGCTGGCCGTCGGTCATGCCCGTGATGTACCAGTCCGCATCCAGGCCGGCCCCGGTTGCGGAATCCCTGGGGTACAGCGCGATCCGGCCCTTGGCGAGAAATGCGGCGAGGATCGCCGCGAGCACGGAGTCCCCTTCGCGCTTTTGCAGCGTGAACGACAATTCCACGGTGATAAGGACCGGCTTTGACACGTCGAAGACCGCACCGCGTCGCGTGATGTTCACTTCCTCGGTGCCGAGGTTGAGCGTCACGTCTTCGGTGTTTTCGACTTCGGCGCCTGCGGTTGAGCCGGCGACGCCTTGCAACATCACGCCGTTAAGGCCGATCAGAATGTCTCCAGCGGCCATATCATGTTCTCCTTTTGAAGGTTGTGAAAAACAGGCCGGGCCGCCCAAATAAAAAAGGCCGCACGGGAGTTCGGCCCCGAACGGCCTTCTTGGGTCGGCCCGTCGACCGGGTAGCTACTCCCGGCCGGTGTGCCTGTCGGGTGGTTGTTTTGGATTAAGGTTTCACCTTTCGCTATTCTTCGATCGAGCCTTCCCAGCCAGCGGCAAACCGAACGAGGTTCGCCTGAAGCGCCGGCCCCATCGTCGGCCGCACCGGATAGTCGGTGTCCATGTACTGCCCGCCGTGTTCATGCGCTTCCATCGACCGGCCCATGTAGGCCGCATTGAATCCGATCACGGCCTCTTGCTGGCTACGGTCCACGCCGAACAGAACTGACTTCTTGGCCCGGCGTGTCTTGGAGTGAATCGGTTCCCCGGGCTTGCTCGGCGTTCCCTTCGCCACGACCGTAATGAGCCGCTTGGCCGTGGACCGGATCGCCGCCGCCGCGTGGCCGAGACTGCGGAAAATGCCCTTTTCCGTCGCCCTCTTGAGAGCCCGCTCAATCTCGCGTTGCAGTTTTACTTTGAAGCCGATCATGATTCTTTCGCCACGGCTGTTTGGTACGTTACGTGGATCGCGCCCGTGAATTGCCGGAGTTTGTCGATATGCTCCGGAATCAACGGCACGGGAATCGTAGCGGCCCGAAAGACGGCTGATTCGTAGGCCGCCAGTCGTCGCAGACCGAAAAATGCCGCGATCTCCTGCTCGAGGGCGTACATCGCGTCAATCTCCGCAATCTCGATTTCCCCGGTCGCTTCGTCAGAGGATTCAGGCCCAAACCGTTTGCGAATCCAAATCTGCACCCGGCAGTCGAAGCTCATCGAGTTGCGGGTCGCTGTGTCCAACTCCACCAAATCATGCACCACGTCGATGTGCAGTGTATTGGAGTCTTCCAGCGCCATTGGGCCGCTGCACGACCGCACCGGCTCAAACGACTGCGAGAACGTCCCCGCGGCCAGCTCAAGGGTTACGGCGTCGGCGATCTTGACAATTTCGGCGGTCATGGGTCAACGTGTTTCGTGTGAATGCGGTAAAGGGTCCCGGTTGGCTCCATCGAGAAACACTGCAAGCCGGCCTGCGGCATCACCTCGTAGGTGTGCGTTACCGCGCCGACCGTCTCGATAATTCTGTCTCCGCTTCGTGGCTCAAGGGCCGAGCCGTCGAGGACGAGAAGGGCGGCGTCAACGATCCAGTCAAGGTCAGTGTGTGAGGTCGTGACGTTGCCTTCCTCGTCCGTCGTTTCGTACTCCGTCCGGCCTCGCGTGGCAGCGATCGCGGTGATAGTCGACGCCCCGCGGACGTAGTTAATCGTCCGCGAGGCGTGCGCCTGCAACTGGCCGCCAAGCCACGCAACGCCGGTTTTCAAAAGGTCGGTCATGCCGCCCTGTTACATGGCGAGCCAGGTATTGCCGCCGGAACTGAGGCAAACGACGGTAGCCCCCGCACCGGACACGGTGGAAAATGCCGCGTTGGCTCCGAGCCCGTTGATGTTGCCGCCGGTTGGCGGGTAGATTTTGAGGATCTTGTCACCGACGCCGTTTCCGATGAACAGCTTGCGGCCGGTGACCTGATCGTCGGCGTGGATAATGACACCCGTGGTGTCGTCCGCGGCGGTCGTCGGGTAGACCGGGGCAGTTGCGGCAGGCAAAGCGCCGGCGTCCCCGGCCGTCGTACCGGCCGCGGCAGTCGAAGCGCCGATGCCCTCGGTGATCGGGCCGGGGATCGCGGTAGGTATCGACGTCGCCCCGATCGTGATAGCCGACGTGTTGCTCGTGCCGAGCCCCAACGTGCCATCGGTGCCGCTTCCGTCCGCGTTGCCGGCGAGCACTGTGATTGCCCCGCCGTTGGCGTCGCCGTTGGTTCCGGCCCCAGCTGCGATGGCGAGAGCCCCGCCGGCTCCGGACGTAGCGCCGCCGGCTCCACCAGTCACAGCAACCGCACCACCGACGCCCGTGACACCGGGAGTTCCGCCGACCAGAGACGTGGCTCCGCCTGCATTCCCGGCAGTCGAGGACGTTCCACCGGTCACCGAGACGAGCCCACCCTGCGCGGCGGAAAGTCCGGCGATCGCCAGGGTCGAATCCGATCCGGTGATGTCCGTGTGCGTCGTTGAGCCGGCAATCGTTGCGGTTCGCTTGGCCGCGGTGAGCGCCACGTAGACGTAAGTGTCGGTGTTCGCCGAGGTGGCGACGGCGAAGCCCATCAGGTTGTTGCCGGTCGCCGTCCCGGTCGCAGCCCCGGAAAGGGCCGTCCCGGTCACGGGCGTTCCGTTTTCGTCCCAGTAGACGGCGTCGCCGGCCGTGATGACTTCGGCCGCCTGGGGGATCTTCCAGACCCCGTCTGCGACAAGAGCTCCCTTGACGCTGGCCGGAATGGCGACCGGGGCGATCAGGGGCACCGTTCCGACGAGAATTACCTGGCCGGCGATGACAGCCGAGCCCGGCGTGTGGTCGATCGTTCCATCGGCGTGGTGGATAAGCGCTGGCGTTTGCGCCATGATATGTTTCTCCTAAAAAGTCGGTTTGTGAATTTGAGGTAGTGATTACGCTCCGACGGAGTGAACGCTCGGGCGGTATTCGCTCATGGAAACGCCGAAGTCGTGGTAGCCGCGGAACTGAATGCCCAGCGTGTTGAAGTCAGCGTCGGCCGATTCGATCGTTGGGCTCTGCTGGCCGTTCAAGAAGCACATCACCGCCGAGGCCAACACCGCTGGGTCGGTGAGCAGCCACCAGGCCGTGGCCGAGTAGCCGGTGTAGTTGTCGTTCGACAATTCCGGCACGATGATCGGCCGGAATTGATTGTGGTAGATGTTGCTCGTGAGGGTCTTGGTCGACGCCGTCGTGTTCCGCATTTCCTGCGAAACGTAGAGCTTGCGCCCGGTAACCTCGACATCGGTGGGAATGAGTATCCGGTCGGGGTTCAGGCTCATCAGGTTGCCGTCGGGGCCGATCATGTCGCGGAACAGCTTGACGGCCGTTCCGAGGGCAGTCTCGCCCAGAGCAGTTGCCCCTCCCGTCTGGTAGTTCCCGCGGGCGGCCGTCCAGAACGTGCCGGCGTTGGCAGCCGCCAACCATGCCGTCCAGAAGATCGCGTTCTGCTTGATCGCGGCCCCCATGCCGAGCCGCTTGCGGATCTCGTTGAAGGCGCCCAGGTCGTCGTTGATGATGTCCTGGCGGGTAAGCGCGATTATCTTCGCGTAGGTCAGGGCCTTCTGGGTGTACGACTCCTGACCGAGCGTCCCGTGCTTGATAAGCCCAGCGGGGCCGACTTCCTCGTACTCGAGGTCGGCGGTCATGCGAAACGCGGTGACTGTCTTGAAGTCCGACACGGTGGACGGCACGGCCACCTCTCGCCACGACTGAGGGACGGCGTTGAAGCCAGCCAAGAGAGACTTGTTGCCCGTCGTAGTCAACAGCGTGGTCAGGGTGTGCGTCGAGAACGCGGCCTCAAGCACTTCCCGCAGGTTGTCGGTCCCAACTCGCTGCCGGCCGCTGTAGCCGCCCTCGCGGGCACAGAGCAACAGGACCTCTTGCAAGCCGAGGTGCCGGTAGCGGTCGCTCGCCTCCAGCACTTCCGGCGTAAACTGCTTTTCCATGTCGACGTGGCCAGTGGACCGGCAGAGAGCCGCCTGGATCGCGGGAATGGACACGTCCCGGCTGCTGCCGTGGATCGACGGACCCGCGGGCCGTTCGGCCTGGATTAGCTCGACGCGAGTGTCCGCCGCCGCCTTGACCAGCTCTACCTCCAGCCGGGCCGGGGCCCACTCGTCGTTGAGGGCCGATGCCTTCAGCGTGGCCGCCTTGGTATTTGCGGTGGCTTGGATCTCGGCCAGCTTCTCGGCGTCGATCTTGCCGACGTAGCCGGCAGCGCTCGCCTGGACGCCTGCGACGTGCTTTTCGTAGGTCAGCACGATACCGGCCAGGTCGAAGGCCGGAGGGGCCGCTCCCTCGACGGGCACGGGCTCGACGGCACCGGGGGCAACAGGCGGAGCGTCTGCCTTGATCTCGGCGTCGTACCGTGCCTGAAGGGCTGCGGTTTGCTGGTCGGTCAGTTCAGGCACGATGCCGCCGAAGAGAGCCTTGACCCAGTCTTGAAATCCCATGTTATTCTCCTGTGAAAGGGGGGCGGCACTCGCCGCCACTTTGGCTGATGTTCGTGAATCTGCCCCGACGGCGACAAAAGACACCTCGCCCAAGGTCGACTTGCGGGCAACGTAGAGGGGACCGGTCAAGGTCTTTCCGTTGACGGTCGTTTTGATACCCTCCCCGACAAACTCCATTTTGTCCGGTCGGGCCCCAACGGACGCTTTCCAGGGGAAACCGTCTTTTGCGCTTGCGGTGACCTGTGCCGACTCGGCACTTGCACCCGATACAAGACCGGACAGGTCGATGGTCGACTTGCCGACGTCGATCGTGTCCGCATGGCCGACGATCTTGTCCAGGTCGTGATTCATCAGGATCGGAACCGGGGCCTTGGCCGTCAGACCCTTCAGGTCGATGACGACGGGGTCGCCGTAATAGCCGACGCTCATCGGGCCGCCGGTGTAGGCCCGCATCTTGAACTTCTTGGGCGCGTCGTCGGCCGCGCCTTCACCGGAGCCGGCCGCATTGACCCACTCGACGGTCTGCGCGTCGCATTGGATCGCCTTGTCGTAGGCCGTCGTGACGTCTACCGCCCGGATCATGTTCCGACGTGCTCGGCGCCTGAGTCGTCGCTGGCTGGTCTTGCTCATGACGTGATCTCCGCGAATCGGTTGTGGTGCCCGTTGCCATTTGCAGACGCCTTGGCCGGCGGCGCGTTGTCCTGCTTGTCCGGGTCGTCGTCGTCGTCATCCGGATCGTCTTCGGCGGCCGCTTTGGGGAAGTTGGCTTCCAGGAGCTTCGCCCGCATCTCGTCGACGGTCACGCCATACTCGGCGGCCATCGCGGGCAGCTCGTCGTCAAAGTCGAGGCCGTCTTCGGCGTAGGTCCGGCCGAGCCGTGTATTGCCGTCTTGGAGATTGATCTGTCGTGCCTTGGCCGTTTTCTGGTCGTCGATTTGCGGCATGGCGGGCCAGTGCCATGTGTGCGCCGGGGCGGGGGAATCGGGGACGCTCCAGCCGTAGGCGCCGACGGCTTCGCGGAACCAGTTTTCAAACACCGGATCGCAGGCACGCAGCTCGCAGTCTTGACGCTCGACCCAGATGGAAACGTAGAAACCCTGCTGGTCGAGCCGGCCGCCGCTAAAGCTGGTCCCCGAGCTGTCGGCCGCCGCGATCGAGTAAGGCTGGCCGAACGGCCGGGCCTGCTCGCGGCACATCGTTCGCGTGAAGCTCTCGTAGGTCGTTGTGGGCTGCTCCGCTCGCATCTGCCGGAGCGTCGCGCCAGCCGGTGACGCCACCAGCATTCCTTTTTCAAGCGGCATCGTCGTGAACGGCGCAACCTCGTCGTTGCCCTCGTTGGAAGTGCCCATCTCCATCACTGCGGCAAAGTCGGCGGCGGTCTCCGCACCGGCGACCACGGCTTCCCGATACCGCCGGCCAGTCCCGAAAAGGTTCAGCGTCGCCGTTCCGGTCGGAATCCCGCGGTGCTGCCCGGCACGATCCTCGCTGAACAGATGGCACATAAACCGCGCCGGTATCGTCTCGTGTTGATTGGCGAGTCGGTGGATCGGCTGGTCGAACGTGCCGGAGAAACGATCGGAGAAACCGACCGAACCCGCCGCGGTCGATCCGGGGTGGCGCTTCAGGACGTCGTACGACTCCGGGTTGCCGTAGGGATCGAACCGGACGCCGTCGACGTAGTTCTCGTCATTGGGGACCATCACCGGGGCCGTGATCTGGTCACACTCGATAGGTCGGACGTCGAGCTTGACTTCGTCTTTCAACCCGGGGTTGCTGGTGATCTGCAAGAACGCCTCACCATCGCCGTGCATCGCCTTGCACGCCGTGCGGAGCTTGTGGTTGAAGCCGGACGCCTTGAGCCACGCCTTCCATTTCGCCTCGACCATCTGGTTGAAGCCGTGCGATCCGGTTTGCATTTTCAGCTTGGGCCCGGTGCCGATCACGTAGTTGGACTGCGTCCGGATGACACCGCAGGCGTCGCCGTTATTGCCGCGTTCGTATCGGGAGCGGTTGCGAAGCTTCGAGCGAACGGCCAGAGAATTCGCGGCGTCGGCGTCCAGGGCGTCGGCGGCGGCCCAGATGTTCGTGACCTGCACGCCTTCTTGGGCCGCGTCGTAGCGCCCCTTGATCCCGCGACGAGGCGCGACTGCGTCGGGGTCGACGAGCCGGCGGCGCGGTCGGCCGAAGACTGATCGAATTGCCGAGGCGATTCCCATCAGCCGCATCCCCCGGGCTTGAACTGGCGGAAGTGCAGGCCAAGATGGTTCTTCGTCGAGGCGGCCGATGCGGCGACGTGCTTGTCCGCGGCGATCTGCTCGTCGATCGACTGAGCCTCAACGGTAGTTCCGTCCACGGTCACGTGCTTCGGGCCGAGTGCGGTGGTTTCGATCTGGTCGGCGATTTCGGTCACGGGGCTCTCTCGTGTTCCCCCGACCAGGCGAGCGCAATAAAAAAAGGCCGCTTGGGGGTTTGGCCCCAAACGGCCTTTTGGCTTGCGCTGGTTTCGGTCGGGTTCATGACGCCCGGCCGTCGCCTGAGTCAGGTTGTTCTGTCTGGTATCCTATCCCGGTTCGTGGCAATGGGTCAAAGGTGATCGGTGAAAACTGCCAGATTTGGCAGTTTCGGGCGGAAAGTCGCGGCCAATCGTCCCCAATCGTCCCCAATTTTCCTCAATCGGGGACCGCCTCCGGCACCGTCTCATTCTGCGTGAACTTACACCAGCGGCACGTCCTCGACCGCCGCTTCTGCCCGTCGATCAGGCGCCACGTGCTCGTCGCGTGGAACCCGTCCTGCCTGCACCGCGGGCAGGTCGTGGCCCGTGAGGCGCCGCACGCCGTGGACAATTCTTGCATGGATGGTCTGTCCGCTGGTTTGGCCATAATCATCAGCCGGCCCGCTTCTTGAGGTCTTCCATTGACGGACGTTTGGCGGGGTCGCGTTTCGGAACCGTGAACAGAACGATCCCCTTCATTCCCGCCGCGGCGTCGGCCATGTAGCTTGCGTCGAAATAGTGGTTCCGGGCGTTCTTCGCCTTCCACTTCCGCACCAGCATACCCTTGACCTCTTCCTCTTCGATCGATTCGGCCGCGATGTGGTGACCGTAGCTGTGGTGTTCCCGCTCGTCTTTACTTAGCCGGCCGCCTTCGCCGTGCGTCTCGCCGAAGATCGTCATCGCGCCGGGCTTGCCGACCGGAGTCAGCCAGCGGGCGTGCTCCCATTCCTTCCACCGGTCCGTATCGAGACACGCCAGCCAGACCCCCCGGGGCTGCCGCTGGAGAAACCACCCGTCACCCGGCCGGCGGTCGGGGGTGAGCTTCCAGACGGCCCGGAAATTCGGCTGCGCGCATCCGTTCGACTTGCCGAATCCCTTGGCCGGCAGAATCCCGCCGCCGACCTCCTGGCAGACGTGATAGACCGCGGCCGACTGCCAGCCGGAATCAACCAACGTCAACGTCAGATCGACGACCTCACCGTCTACGGTCGTATACGGGTTGCTCCGGACCTCTTCCATACGGTCGCGGATCACCTGGACGATGGCCTTCTCCAGGCCGTCATCGCTGCCGTAGGTCGTCCCGTGGCTCTCCTGGAAGCCGTAGTCGATCGTGTAGCCGGTCGCGTCGGGCTGCCAGGCCCGAACCACGAAGTGCCCGCCAGGCTTCCGCAAGTCGATCCCCTGGGTCAGCACGGTACACCCGGGCGGCACGATCCGCCTGGGGTAGCCGGACAGCCTGGTCTGGATCCGATGGGCAGTCACGCCGGACGCCATGATCGGGCCCGATTCCTCCGGAGGGTCATTATCGTACTCGCACGCTACCGCATCAGCGCCGAGCCGAGCCACTTCGTTGTAGTACCGCTGGAGGGCCGAGACCTCGAGCTTTGATCCATCGGCCAGGAGTTGAGCATCGAAGCGGTGTCTGTTGGCGACCTTGGCCCCGGCCTCCATCTTCTTGCGGTTCTTCAGATAGAACTTGTGGGCCCCACGGGCGAAGGGGTCAGTGAAGTTGCCGTCCTCGTCCTGGGCCTGCTGGTTGGCCTGCCGGAGCTGCACGTATTCGTCCCAAAGATCCGCCCGGGTCGGCGGCGTGAGCAGGAACCTGAACCTCTTGCCCTTCCAGCTCGGCTTCTTGGCCGGGTCGGTGAACCACGCCGAGACACATTCCCGCCGCTGAAGCGTGGTCAGCATGACCCGCGCGATAGATCGCTGTTGACCGCCCAGCCCGGCGATCGCCCGGTCGATCCGTTCTTCGAGTTTCTTCGCTTGTTCTTCGGAGCGGACCGTGTCCTCCGTCTCGGGGTCGTCGATGATGGCCAGGTCGACCCGGCGGTTTTTCTTGTTCAGCCCGCGGACCGCGGCGTCCAGTCCCCGCGTCGCCATGATCGCAGAGGCGGACGGGCTGCCGGGGACGTTGGGCAGGATGATCTCGTGGCCACACCAAGAGAAACGCGACGGGGCCCGTTCAAACGGCTCGCCGCTGTCGTGCCGCTTCCCGCTGACCGTCTGATAGTGGGCCCGGTTCGGTGTGTTCTCCAGGGCCCGGACCGGCACGCAGACCTCAGGGTAGTCGTCGCAGAGCCGGTCATTCGACTCGATCTCCCCCTTGATCGAATCCAAGGAATCCTGAGCCGCGGAGCCCGTCGCCGCGAAGATCACGCCGAAGGAAATGACCCCCTCCAGTTCAGACTTCAGCTCCATCCGCTCGGCTATCTTGGTTTTGCCTTCTCCGCGTGAGGCCGCCAACGACTGATCGCCGCCGTAACGGATCGCAGTCCGGATCATCGCGATCATCGCCTTCTGTTGGAAGGTGAACGCATACCAGAACAGGTCGGGGAAGTACCACCGCAGCCATTTCTCGTCCGACTTTTCGAGCCGCTTCCGACGCCGGGGGTCGGCACAAGGGGGAATGAGAACGTCCTTCGTTGACGCTCGGCGGGTTCGCGCGCGAGCCGCTTCCCGCTCTAACTCGGTTCGCCCGTCCGGCTGTCCGCGGGTGATCTTCCGCAGCTTCCGGAGCTGTTCGGCAACTTGCCGCTCGGCCTTGCGGGCGTCCTCGATGGTCGGCTTGCGTTTCGGGGGAGTCGCCATAAGTCCCGCCGCGGCTACCTTCAATGCCTCGCGTCTGGTCAATCGCGTCACCTTGCCCCCCACGCCTCTTTCTGCATTTCCCTCAGCCGCGGGTCGAACCCCTTTCCCGAGAGCCCTTCCAGGAACGCGCAGACGTGGGCCATGTTCGGCGTCAGGGCGGGGTGGAACGGGTTGGGCCAGATCACCACCGAATGGACTTCGTCCCACTCAGGGTGTCGTGGGTCATTGCGGTATTTCGGGTTGCCAAGGTAGGCCCCGAGCAAATAGCTTCGTGCCGGGTCGTAGGGCACGACTTTCATCCGGCCGGCGACTTTCGGGTATACCTGTCCCCCAGGGCCATCCCAGTCCACCTCGGTGCAGCCCAGCGGGAGCCAGATGGTCCCGCCGCGGATGTTGTGTTTCCGCGCGTGATCGATCGTGTCTTGGAGTCTGGTCGCACAGTTGTAGCGATCGTGGGGCCGGTACAGGGTGATACCCCAGCCGCCGTCGACCGGGTCGAGCTCCGTGGTGTAGCGTTTGGTTTTGGGGCGCCACCGCCGCAGGACGCCCATGTGCATGTGCCGGCGGATCTCGGCCAGACCGTGGGTCGCGGTTCGACAGACGTTGTAGAGCCTTTGGTTGTACTCTCGTACGAAGTGGTTATGTTCCCGCGACTTGTCGGTCTGCGGCCACGTGTCGACATATTCGAGTCCTTCAAAGTCGATGTAGACGACGCGGATGCGTGCCCGGCTCGCAATCTGGTCGTACACGCTGTGCCACGCCCGGCCCAACTGTATGATTGCTCTGTCCATCGCCCCCTGGTCGGTCGGCACGGGTGGCGAAACGTGGATGCAGAGCGAGACGTTGACGTGATGATTCGTCCAAATCAGTCGGCACCGTTCAACCGCCCGCTCGACGTCCTGGGTGGTCCCTGCCAAGCTCAACGGCGTGCTGCGGGTGATCCTGGCCCATTGGTCTTGGAGATATTCGTTGCCGTTATTGGCGTTTCGACCCCCCGGCCAAGCGTAGACCCGGGGCTGGCCATCGAAGAGCGGGGCGATGGCTTTGAGTCGATCGAGGACTTCACTGTCGGTCATTGCTCACTCCGGACGTACGTTCTATATGTAGTTTGCGCGAACTAGGGGTGGAAAAC